TGCCATCACGAGAGTGTCATGGTGATATAGGCCAAATGTGATCTTGCTGGGTGTGTTGCCCGATATGTGAGTTTTGTTGAAGAAGGTTTTTGAGTCTGTTCTTGGCACGATTCTTGCAACACATTTGCGGGCAAAGATTCTCTCATTTGACTTACCTATTCGCTGGCGAATCATCGACTCTATTATCTCTTGCTTTTCTCGCCACTCGTCTGAGAAGATGTGAAAGAGTTGAATGTCTTGTTCTCTGCAGCTGTTTGTTTTATCAAAATGATATGTCTTGCCTTTACGTTCTTCTGAGTGCCAATATAAGCCGTTGTACTCAATAGCGAATTTGTGTTCTGGTAAATGTATGTCGAGCTCTTGTGGAGTGATGATGGAGCGAGTGTTGGACTGAAAGTTTTCAATTCCTGTTTCAGCGATGATCTTTCTTAAATCTCGTTCTGGTTTTGAGTATTTATTGATCGGATAACATTCGTGACAGAGGCTGCCTCGCTCTAAAGTTTGAAGGGTTCTCTCACAAATGGAGTTGCACTTGCGGCATTTACAAGAGATATATTGCTTTTGTCGTGATTCGTAGTCGATGTTGGTATAATCAAAGTGCCAATCATTCTCTCTTTCTTTGAGTCTCGTCAATAAAGTCTCTTTATCGATGCGACTGTTTGCTGTCATTTTGTCTATTGCTGTGGAGGTGTGTGTTTTGCCGTGGAACGGATTTCCGGTACCAGTATATTTCCTTGAACACTCTCTAAGTTTTGTTAGTGTCTCCTTTGTGTGACCTTTGTTCCAAGTTGTTTTAATCTTTCCACCTATTCTGCCAGCTTCTGCTGCTGCCAGATTCGCATGTGACTTACAGTACTTCTTGAACATGAACGACACGTATCTGGTTTCGCTACCGCACTCTACACACATTGGCTGTGTGCTGTTATGGATGTATTTAATGGTGTAGTCTTTTGATTTTATTTTGTGACGGTGTTGGAGGTGTGTCGCAAGTGCTCGTGTAGATTTGAGCGTTTCATTACAAATAGCGCAGATAGTTGTCACTTGTTCTCCTTATAGTGGTGGTGGCAGCCTTCGTGAAAAGAGCCTTTGAATAAATTGTCTTTTCATCATAAACCTATTATAACACACAATAAGTAGTTTGTAAAGTGAATAAAGGGTGTAATAACACTTTCGCTTGTGTGATAATTTTGGGGGTCTCGCTGTGTTGTTCGACTACTAGGCCAAATAAAAAAGCCCCACCTTCCGAAGAAAGTGGGACTCTTTAAATGCTCTCTAAATGGTATTAGGAGCCGCTTTCGCCCATCATTCCTCGAATAACAACTAGGCCATACATATCTGGACGTACCATTTTCTTGGCATATCTTGTCATGACGCCCTTACGAGGTACGAAATCCTCTGGTCCGAAGATTGTCGGTGTTGTCTGGAGAGGTACGTATGGTGAGTATACATATCCTGATTCTAGGAAACTAGAACCTCTGCGACCAATCAGAACAACATTGCGTAAGAAGTAAGGATCAACGATAACGTCGAACTTCTTAGAAATGCTTCCAACTTTGACTGCTCCTACTGAGCCCTTCTCGTCATCATGTGTGACTGAACCACGGAATCCAGCAGTAAACTCAAGGATATTTGCCACTTCAGGTGATACCACGATGAAGTTAGCTCCGCCTCGGAGAGTCTTGCGATGGATTTGTGCAGATACATCATTGATGGTTTCGACTAGAGTCTCATACCATTCAGATACAGTACCTGTGAAGTCTGGAGCTTTTGTAGAAGCGCCTACTTCTGCACCTGTAGTACGGTTCACAAAGAGACCAGGACTACGTGCCCAATAGTAAGTGCCTGCAGTTGCACCGTTCACAAGGTCAGCTAGAATCTCACGGTCAATCTCAAGAGCAATCTGCTCTGAAAGGATTGAAGTAAGTTCAACCTCTGCGTCCAAGTTGTGGTAAGCATTGAGGTCTTGACCGAGTTCCGGTGTCCATTTCGCTTTCAACTTCTTGGTCTTCGCTGTGATAGCGATTGAGTCAACCTTGATGTCGATCTCTGGGATGTTGGCTTCGCCTTCAAGTCCCCATTCAGCCTGACCTACGATTGCACCTACAGCACTTGCAGCAGTTAAATCATCTGTTTGAGCCCAAGACACTGTGTTTGCTGATGAAGTAAGAGCAGCGGCGATTTGGATGCTCATAGCTTCAGCAGTACCTGAGTATGCACCATCGACACCAGTTCCAATCCAAACAGTCTCAAGACGAGTAGTAGCAGAGCCACTATAACGAGTTTGGCGGCGAACTAGACGAGCAGCAACAGTACCATCGCTTTTTTCTACTACTCCAAGTCCGCTAGAACTAGAGACACTAAAAGATTGTGGACCATTTGTATCAACTTGATCCAAGCCTGATACTAATACAGATACACGAGCAACCTCAGTAGAACCGCTAACCATGTCTGCGTCAAAGCGCACTTCAGCGGTTATGCCAGCATCATCGCCAAAAGTACCATAGTTGATCACCAATGGCGTCAATGTGATACCGTCAGCAGTAGAAGAACCAGTTGCTGAAGTATAACCATTGTTCAAGTAATATGGGCCACCGTTCTGGGTACCTACGTTCCTTGAAAGATCAATTCCACTCACCATACCAGAACCTACTTTATCACCACCATAGATTGAGCTTGTTTGTTGATAGCCTAAACGACTCTCAGCGCTCGTATAACCACCTGCTTCTTGACTAACTGTGAAGTCGAGGAAGAAGATAAGTCCACTTGGTAGACTCATTGGTTGAACACTAACAAGATCATTAGCGATAAGTCCGGCGAATACACGACGAACGATTGGGAATGCGACGGCAGCAAAGCCTTCTACATCACCACCAGCCATTGAGGAACTCTCACGGAGAAGCTCTTTAGCTTGGTTTTCTAGGAGACGAGCCATAGATTGACGTTTACGATCACTCGTAATGCCCTCTAATAGACCTGTTTTTTCCCATTTGTTTAATAAAGCGTGACCTTCGACACGCATATCTCTGTTGACCATACCTTCGGTCAACCTTTCAATTATTCCTGACATTTTAATACTCCTTTATTGTTAATTTCTATTTTATGCCGGCCAACATACGCATTCTATCAGAGAATGTATCTGTTGGTCGTGCTGACTCATGACGAGTAGCACGAATGACTGAAGTTGGACGACTGATTGCTTCACTCAGTGATTTCGGTTTACGTATTTGTGTATCCGGCACTGCGTTTTTAAGTGTTTCATAGATCGTTTTGGCTTCTGCCACTGAGTCCGCTTTTGAAATTGTTTCGACAATTCTATTTTTTTGTCGCTCATTTAAGGAGGAATTTCTCAAAATACGGTTGGTGTACAATAGGCGGGCGTTTGAAATATTTACTGTTTGTAAAGTTTCTTGCGCTTCTGAAAGTGCCGTCTTGTACTTTTGATTGGCGTCATTGAGTTGTTTATTTTCGAAAACTAACTCTTCTTGTGCCTTCTTCAAGTCTTTCATTTCTTTTTCTACTTCGGAGTCTCGGCGGTGAGCCATCTCTTTCTCCATTTCGTAGCGAATTTCTTCTTCTCTGCGTCCAACCCAGCCACTTAAGTCTGCACCCATTTCCACAGAAAGCCTTTCGGCGATAGAATCAACAAGTTCTTCATTGACATCTTCTTCGATCTCAATAGTTTCGTCAATTGATTCATTTGTTTCTTCATTTTCTTCTAACTCTTCTTCTGTTGACATTGCTTCTACTATGTCATCTTCAGAGATCTCTATTTCTTCCGCAACTTCTGCCATCTCTGAAGTTAGGGCTTCAACTGATTCTCTAAGAGAGCCAAGATCAAGCGTAATTTCGGTCGTGTCGCCGTCAGATGGAAAGTTAGACAAGTTTTGGCCATCCATTTCTGAGAAATTGTCTGTTGCTGCCAGTGGTATTTCTGCCACTTCTTCATCAATGGTCTCTTCAGACAAATCGGTGATGTCATCCAATGGCAGAGACATATCATCTTGTTCCAACATTGTTTCTAGAGATTCACGGACTTCGTTCGAATATTTGTTAACGACTTCTCTTTCTGCATGCATCAAGGCTGCCTCTCTTAAAGCTTCGGCATCTACGATAGCCTCTTTTAATAATTTGGACATCTAAGGTAACTCCTAAAAATAGTATTTCACAGATAAATAGTGTGTTTGCTTACAAAACGACTATTATTGTTAATTGTATCTAGCTGTGTACCACCAGTTGATGCCATCGGATTGGATAGCTCGTAGGGCATTGTCATTACTAATGCTTTCTGTCACGTTTACGCCATCTAAATTATCTAAACCAGATGGGGCTATATACAGCGTATTGTTGGAGTGTATTTTCTTTATCTGTATTGTCCGACCAAGATGAATCCCAATCGCAGGCGGGAGTGAAATAGTTACATTGCCAGAATTAGTATCTGCA